ACTCGTAATCATAAACATCTCCACTTGCAACGGTTGTGGCAGTTACTTCACCACTTGCAACGGTGAACTTTGAATCAACCCAAGTGATTAAGTGGATTGATTTGATACCTCCGACTGCATCTTTGCAGTCAAGAGTGAATCCTTGTGTGAGTAAACAAGCCATCAGTTAAAAAGATTAAAGGGTGAAGTATACGATTTCTCCGGGGAAAGCAACCTGAACACCAGCCTTGAAAGTGAAACGAACTCTTACCTCGTCTGCGTCTTCGGAATACCACAGCTTTACGATTTCTTGTTCGTCAATCAAGTCAGTTCCCATAAAGAAGTTGCTCAAAGAACCAGCGTGAATTTTGTTAGTTCCGTTCAAACCACCAACACCAATTACTTTCATATTTGTACCTGGGTAGATCATCTCCATTGAAGTGGCAGCGTCAGCAACGTAGTGGAACAAGTTAGCGTTCTTCAAGTTAACCAACATCAACTTGTAAACATCAATACCAACGAAACAAACCAAGTCAGTTTTCTCAGCAACGGCAGCAGGAATGTTTGCATACACCTGATCCAAGATGTCATCAACATTGGCAGCGGTGATTGAAGTGAAGGTAGTTGGTGCAGCGTTCGCCAATACTGGAGAAGCGGCAGCAACGATTTTGTTGAAACCATCGAAACGACTCAAGTTAGGGTTACCAGAAGTGGTGTCACCTTGCCACATTGCAACTTCCAAAGTTTGTGCAATAACGGCAGCCTTTTCAGCACCGATCTGCTCTTCAAAAGGAATCATTGTTGGTGAACCGGGCATAATTTGAGTTTGCATCCACTTTGCTTCCAATGTCTTTGGGCAAAGAGTTTCTTCAACTTTTACAGCACCAACGGTGATGTTACGCTGAGTGAAGGTAGTTGTACCACTTGGTGAGTACCCACAACCATCGGCTTGAAAGAAAACGGTTGATGCAAGGATGTTCAAAGCAGATGCAGATTTTACACCTACCTGAACTTGGTTAGAAGATTGCAACAAGGTTGCAGTTTTTGACCCGAAAAGAGCCTTAACCAACAAATCAGTTGATTGTTCGTTGGTGTAATTAGCGAGTGATCCTACAGAGAATGACATAGTTTTATTTGTTTATTGCGTTTTTGAATTTTTTAAGTGCTTCAAACTGATCGTTCTTTTTGTTTGAAACGGGGGTTTTGATTGGTGTTTCGCTTGGTAAATCAGCAACTTTCTCAATAAGGTCAATTGCTTTGCTCATTGCTTCTTTGTGCTGGGTGTTAGATGCAGACAAAGCCACAACTTTTGCAGACAATTCAGCGATTGCACTTTCCAACTTGCTCACAACATCATTGAAATGAGATACGGTTGCAAACTCTTCTTTGGCTTCAACTTCGATTTCGATTTCGGGTTCAACGATTTCAGTAACGATACCGTCAACAGTTGTCACCAACAAACCACCTTCAACCTCGTGAGTTGCATCAGGTGCTGGGATGTCACCTTCAGCAGTTTGAACAAAGATGGCAGTACCGATTGCCAATTCACCGTCATAAGAAATGACAGTACCATCAGTTAAAGTGGCAGTTGCCATCTCAACCTTTTTTTCTTCTTCGGAGAATCCCAACATCGTGCGGATTTCCTTGAGTGTTTCTTTTGCGTTCATTTTGATATAAATTAGATTTTGTTTTTACTTGTTGCAATTTTACTTTCCATTCCACCTTGAGAGAATCTCTTTCATCTGCTCAATGAGTTGTTCTTCTTGATCTTCGGGGAAATCAAAAACACCTTCTACCGAGAATCCTTTGAACTCACCTGATTTGACTTTTGACCACACCTCATCGTTGTCAATTAGATACGAAACAAACCAAGAACCGTCTGCAACTTCTTCAAATCCCTTTGGTGGCATCACACCTCTTTCACGATCTATGATGTATGATTCAAACAAGCTCACGCCATTCATTATGGGTGTCTTGTGATGTGCGTTCACGGAGTTGTACTGGTTTGACCTCGCCCACTTCTTTGCAATCTTGAAGATAGATTCCTTGTCAAAAACCACATAGTATTCACCTCTCACATCATCTCTGCGATAGATGGGTAAATCCGCAATCATCGCTGCACCAGTAACGATTCTTTTCTCCTCATCTTGGATGGCAAATTTGATAGGCGTTTCACTAAATGCGAGAAAGTCCTTTTGAATGGCTGCGTTTTCAACAAGCGAAACAAAGTCAATGCCTGTCTCCTCGTCAAATTCGTTGATGTCTAATTTGTAAACTGGAAGTTTCATCTTATTCAAATAGCGTTATTGTGTAACAGATACCTTTTTCAACGATGCAACCCGACCTTGTGTGCGTGAGATGTCTCCCTCGGTCACATAAACCCTCTGTTCAAATCCGCTTACTTGTGGCAATGTAGATGAGATTTGTGGTGCTGCCATCTGTGGCATTCCTCCTCCGCTTGATTGCATTCCAGTTGGTGCTGATGGCTGACCACCTTTGAGGATGTCTCTCGCTCTTTTGGCATTATTCAAAATGGTTGCTGCTAATCCAATGTATTTTGCAATACCAGCAAGACCACCCGTAGCCAAGTTGTCAGGTGACGCTGGTGAACTCGTTGTAGTCATTGCGTTTGAAATACTCATTGCCGTATTTGCTGCGATTGTCCCCAACGCCAATGCTTTACCCGCTGCTGTTTGTTCCCCTACCAATGATCCAATTGCATTTGCCAAATCAATTGACGCCTTGAAAAGGTCTTGTTTAGATTGTTGTACGGCTTTTTCTGCGTTAATTCTTTTGTTTGCACTATCAAGAGCAATGGCAGTTACAACCTCACCTTCTTTCTTTTTGTTGGCAATGAATTCATCACTTGCTTTCTTGTCGGCTTCGGCTTGTTGCTTGTCAAAGTTTGCTTTTGCAGTTGCCGTGTCGCTTTGATATTTGGCTTTGATAAATTTGAGAGCTTCTTCGTTGCCCTCCGCTTCTTTCAATTGCTTCCAGTACGCATCACGCAACGCCAATTGCTCGTTTTCATATTTAATCTTGACCGCTTCTTTTTCGGTTTTGGCTTGTGCCAATCTCCTCTCCCTTTCGGATTCAACAAACCCTTGTTGAGCTTCAGCAATTTGGTCATTTTTTAATTTCTCCGCTGCGGCTGCTTCTTCTTCCTCCTTCTTTTTCTCAGCTTTCTTCTTGTCTCTTTCCGCTTGTCTATCCTTTGCTGCTTGTGCGTTTGCATCCTTTTGTGTTTTGGCTTTCTCCGTTTCGTAGTTGGTCTCCTCAATTGCCAATACTGCCAATGCGTTTTTGGTATCCAGAATAATCTTGCCCCATTCTTTTTCCGTGTTCTTGCCGTAGTTTGCACGAGCTTGTGCAAGGTCATTTTCTAACTTTTGTCGTTGCTTGTTGAACACACCAACTTGGTCTCCTCTTGCTTGAAGCAATGCAATCTCTCTGTCAAGTTGCTCATTCGCTCTTTCTGTTGTCTTATTCAACTTTGCCAATGCTCTGTCTTGTGCAGATGTGATACCAACCCAATCCGTAAATTGTTGCACCAACCCACCGACAAACTTTGCCATTGCACCAAGACCGGGTATCAATGACATCACGGCTTTCTTGAGTGCGTCAAAGTTCGTGATCACCAATGTCAACACAAGACCAATTCCACCCAATGCAAGAGTTGAAATCCTTCCCAATGACTGGAATGCTTTGGTTACACCACCACGAATGTCTCCAGCAATAGCCATAAACTTTTGCTGAACCGCACCAAGTCCCTCAAGACCTTCAGCCAAAGCCATTGCACCTTGAAGTTTGACCATTGTCTTTTCAAGTTCTTCCGACTGATTGCCAAACAAAGCCATCGCCCCTTGTGCTGCTTGAAATCCACGAGCAACTCCAGAAACAACCGTATTGATTTTAGCGAAGTTATCAGGGTTTACCGCCTTAACACGATCATTAAAATCGTCCATCCTATCACGAGCCTGAGCAAGTGCCTTCTCTGCTCTTTGGGCTTCGGGTGAGAATTCGCCAAACTGCATCACGGCTTGTTGTGCTGCGACTGTCAGTTCTCGGATTTCTGCCTTCATTGATTTGAAGTCAGGTTTGTTGAC